CAAACTCCCATTCTTACCTTAGTTTCTTCAGATTTTGGTTTGCCTTTACTAGCTAAACTCATTTTCTGCCTTGTTTCTTCAGAGGCTAACCTTCCCATCGTATTACCTGCAATTTTACAGAGATTATATTCAGGTTCTAATTTATCTAAAAACCACTGTTCATATTTAAGAAGTTCGAAAGATTCACATACTAAAAGAATTTTGAATTCTAAATTTTCTAATCCATAGATATTAAAAATTCTTTGTAAATATGTATTATGATGTTCCTCTTTTTTTAAACTTCTTTTGTGTTCATTCCATCTTTTATAAATATTTTTAGAACTACCAACATATAGATTATTATCTATAATATTTTTTATCTGATAAATTCCAGATATATCTGACATTCTGCACCTCCCGTAGTGCATAGGAAAGGACAAACAGTTCGGGAAAACTGTCTTTTGGGTTCCCACCCTAGTCCTTTCCTATTACTTATTCAATTATTAAATTATAGAACTATTGTACTATCAGCTAAGGTTACCCAACACAAAAATCCCGTCTGCTTGATCAACCATAAAGCCGAAGCCGGTCATAATGTCCATATGCCAATAGGGAGGAGTTGGTTCCCAGTCTGTCCATTCCTTAACTTTAGGTACATCATAAGTAATAAATTCACCAGCCTTTTGACCAATCACTAGGATTTTGTCAACGGGTAGTAAAGCATTATGATCTTCTGGATTATCCCACTGTTGAGGTAAAGCAACAATAGGTACACCAAGATATGAACCTAACCAACCAGTCTTTAGATATTCATCCAAAACTGATTGAGAAGCGACAGTGGCATTTAGAGTGGTATTAGCATTCCAAGCACCAAATTTAACTATTGGAGTTAAGGCAGAACGAACACCCACAATGGCTTTTGCGCCTGGGGTAGTCTGATTAATAGTTTCAATAGCATTATCTAGTGCTACCTGAGTGATATGACCACCAACATTAGTATAGTTAGCTGGAGTATTAGCAGCAGTCCAAATAGAGGTAAGAGCGGTAAAAGACTTATTAACATAATAGTCACTAAGTTTTGCCATAGCTTCTTGTCTAATTGATTCTACAGTACCAATATCTCCATTTTGTAATTCCCATTCATTGGCTAAAACACCAACAATGGCATAGTCCAAAATCCAGTTTATTCTTTCTGAAACTGTTATTTCAGAACTTAAACCAATAGAGCCTCCATACGCGAATGCCCTTTCTAATCTTACGAACTAGACTATCACCAGCTTTTAAGGAGCGGGTATCCATAATCTGATCCATAATAGCAGTAGAAACATGCACGGGGTCTACAAATTCTACAATCATCTCAGCTAGAGCCTGTTTTTGGTTCTTGTCCTTCATTAAACTGGCGATTGCTTCCCTTACTTTAGTATCTTCCATTTTCTTTTAAAAACCTCCGAATTATAAAACTTAATCCTTAGTTATTACGGTTAATTTGCCTGTAGTAGAATCATAGTACCGTACAGTACCAACAACTCTAGCATCTAAAGCAGCTTGATATTTTAATTTGCCAGCATCTGCCCCATCTTCAGCAGTATTCGCTACAATTACATTTGCTCCTACATTATGTAGATTAACATTAGCAATATAGCAAACTGTGGGTACAGTAAAAATACCCTCTAAGAAGGCTAAAGAAGGATAGCCACTTGGAATAGTTAAACTTTCCTGATTTCCCTGATGAGTTAGATAGACAGTTGCAGCAAAAGGTGTCTGAACTGCTTGGCCAAATCCACCACGAGTACCCCAAGTTCTACTAGGTACAGAAGCATAGATAGGCGTAGGTCGTTCATCTACAGGCCAAGTAATAATCCATCTAGCTCGATTAGCTTCCTCAGCGGTGGCCGGAACTTTCCACCCAGGTAGATCAGTCAAAGACCCCCAATCATAAGACCAAACATGGGTAGTCAATAGGCCAAACTTTCCTTCTACAACATCGGCGGTAGGTACAACGCCCTGGATTTGTTCACCTAATTTATTAATTTCCATTATTCAAAACCTCCGGTTATTTCTTCATATTACGAAGTGCTTCACCTAACTCTTTAGGAGTTAATTTCTTATCTTTTCCAGCGGTTAGGTCAGGCACAAGATCATGTTGTGAAGCAGTGGTATTCTTGAAAGCAACCAATTCCTGCATCATGAAATCTAAAAGTTCGGGTGTCATACTTAAAAGCTTAGCTTTATTATCTTTAAAGTAAGTTTCATCTTTTACTAAACCAGCTTCAGAGAATTTAGTTTTAATTCCCTCAAACTTATCATTATCTTCTTTTTCTCTTTCAACAGAAGCTTTGAATTCTTTCAACTCTGGATAATCTTTAGTATCCTCAGTGAGTTTAGTTAATTCTGCTTTTAGTGCCTCAAGTTCAGTACTTTTAGTTTCAAGTTCTGATTTCTTAACACCTAATTCTGTTTCTAGAGTAGAAACTTTTTCTTCTAATTCCTTTAATTCCATGTTTTCCTCCGAATTAGTATTTGTTTCAGAAGCTACAGAGAGAATTTGTGTACGTCCACTATAAGCGGGTCTTCCTACTAGGACCGCAGCTTTTAATGAAGTATCCTTTAAATCTGTAATACCTTCTGCATCAGTTGTAGAATTCTTATAAAGAATTTCCCAAGAAATATTTAGAGGAGATTTTTTATCATAATTCTCTTTAATATAATTGTATTCATCTGGATTTTCATTAGACCAAATAGCAGCCAATCCAATGATTCTATTATCCTCTGTTTTCTTGAGATGAGAAATAGCACCAATTGCTGTTGCATTCTCATGTCCTGGTTCAACTTTACCTTTGCCCATTTTAAGGGGGGTATAGATACCAGTTCTAATCAGGTTATCAAATTCTTCTATAGGAATCCTTTGATTATTTAAATTTGGTTTATCATCAGTCAAAATAAATTTGATCCAATTAAAAGCTGGATTTAAACTTACAGACGCGAAGGCTTCTCCTTCTGCCTCTGATTTCACAATTTCAATTTGTGTATCAAAAATTAATTTTTCATCTTCCATAAAGGTTTCCTCTTAAAGGAGAAATTAAATTATTATTAATTTCTCTTTCATTTAATATTATACCATAAAGTGATCTAAATACCTTAAAGTATATGATTTACTAACTAAAAAGTGATAAAATCAACAGTATTTCCTCGTCATCATCCTCTAATTCTTTCTTATTTTTTTCTGTTTCTAATTTTATCTTAAAAGGAAGTATTCCTATAGGATAAGGTAAAAGAGGGTTAGAAAGTGGGATAGAAATAGATGTATATAAAAATAAGTTATCCGTATTTTGTAATTGAGTATCATTAGGAATATCTAATTTATTATGTTGGATTAGAATCTTTAATTGTATTATCAATACTTACTTCTGGTACAGGTACATTATTATTTACAGTAACATCAGGAGTAACAACGTTGTTCTCTACTGTTACTTCTGGCACTGGAACATTGTTATTTACAGTTACTTCAGGAGTTTCAACATTGTTATTTACAGTTACCTGTGGTACAGGTACATTATTTTCTACAGTTACTTGAGAAGGTGGTACAGTTACATTTACTATAGGAGTATCCATTGTTGGAGAAAAAGTTATGTTAGGTATTGGATACTCCTTTTGTTCTGGAATATTGTTCTCTACTGTAATTTGAGCTGCCTGTTGTTCAGGTAAAGTTATATTTACTATTGGAGGTTTATTCTCAGGTAATGAAAAAGTAACTGGAGATAAATCTAATTTTATATTAGATTGTTTAGACTGATTTTCAGCCATTGCTATTATTAACTTATCTATGGATGTTCCCAAAGAGTTTTCGGAGGCTGTTGCCTGTTGATTATTAGCGGGGTTTTGTCCTTTTTGCTGATCCATAGGTGACACAGAACTATTTGGAGTAGTAGAATTCAATGGTACCCTACTATTTGGAGTAGGAGCAAATTCTGGAAGACCAGAATCAACTAATAGTTTTTCTTCTGCAATTCTTTTATCAATTTCTTCTGCCCAATTGAAACCTAATTCTTCTGCATAGGATTGTCTACTTAGATTACCTGAACTATATAATTGATATAAAGAACTCATATAGACAGCATAATCAGCTAAATGTAAGGGTTTAAAATTAACATTAGGAGTTGATTTAAACCCATTTAATTCTGATACCTGTTCTACTACATAGTTAAGTATAAATTCTATACTTTTTCTCATGGTCTCCATAGTTTTAACTGGACCAGATGTAGCATAAGCAGCATCAGATGATTGTGATC